CTCTGACTTCTCCTTTGAGGGAGTTATCAACCCAAGCCACTGGCTAAGGGACCGTGTCAGTACCTGGTTACAACCAGGGTCCTAAGTTGGTCCACCGAGGAACAAACAGACGTTTCAGTTTCTGTTTGGTTCGGCGTCGGAGATTAGTCTTGTTTCCAAAACTCATCTCGATACTGCGCCCTTTCAGCCTTGCTAGCAAGACTGGATGGTCTTCGGAGTGATACGTAATAGGTATATCAGCTAGGTGAGTCGTAAAGTATCCTTCGATACAATTACGACACCGGCGCGGGCAAGCTTCATCGAAATTAACGATGAAACCGCCATCGCCGTACCCCTCAGGTATCAGACTCGGTTTACGAATCAGGTACCTAAGGTACAGCCAACATCGTTTAAAACGTGCGTCACAGGCTTCGAAGCCTTGAATCCTGGATACACGTCTGACGCTGTTAGCTGTGTGGTATATCCTAGTCGCTCCATTGACTTCTTCTTCTAAGAAGAAGGGCTTGCAGTTTACACCCAGGTACCAATGCTCTCCGCAGCTCTCCCGAAAATTTCCAGAAGAGAAACTCTTCCGGTGGTTCACGGTGAAGCCATAGAAAGCACATGTCCTGGAGAATAACTCATAAGAAGACTGCGGCAATATTACATCATCGCCGTAAACACTAATCTCCTTCACGTCACCATGCTGGTAACTAACAACAGCATGAGCGATCGAATAAAAGATTAGTGATTCCAACTCGAAAGTAAATCCGTTCCCCATACTGGAGAACTTTTCGTATCGGAAAATCTTCTTATCGATGACGCCAAAGCGAGACCTCAACAGATCCATGACAGAAAGCCAACCATTCGGTAGTAATTCCCGGACTGTTGACTCAGCTATCGTGTCGCTGGCAGACGAGAAATCAACAGTAGCTAGATGATTAGTCAGGCTACCTACTCTTGCGAGTTGTTGGTTCCTAGTCTGTGAATTGAGGTCCTGCCCAACCCAAAGAAGCCTACGTCTGATCATTTGACCAATGCCTTTTTGAAACCAGAGATTTAAACCTGGTTCGATTGCTATGGTTCGATCAGTTTTCGAGTTCTTCGGGACGGTGATGACTTTATTCCCATGGAATACTTGTCTTTTGGACAAGTCCCAGGTGGGGTAGGCGAGTGCAAAAAGTTCGCCCATAAGGTCATCTAGTGGTTGCGTTATTCCGTTTTCTAAACGGAACTTATTAACCGGGCTCGTATCACTCCCTTTTATAAGAAGAGTGTTTCCGGGCCCCCAGTTAGACGACTCTATCAAATCTTCGACGTCGAATGCACCCAAAATGGACCCAATTTTACGTAAGACTGCAGCATGCAGTCTTGCGCCAATCTCACGGTTTATGGTGAGATGGTGGTATCCACGACAGTTGATTCGTCGACAGTCGGACTCAGCTTCTATGAACTTCTCCATAGCTACCTCCTTCGTAACAATATTCGTACGAAGGAATTTACTTTTGGATAGGAACTTAGTTGCTAAGTACGAAGACTTAAATGCCTCAGGATCGATATAATCGGAGGGGTTAACCTCCAGCTCGACCAATTGGCGGTGTTCGTCGTTACTGAACAACAGCCAAACAGTCAAAGCTCTGGGGCAGTTAAGCGAAGATAGATAAAGTTCGACAACTTTCGTTGTCGTCGTTTGTGCAATAGTCATCTAGTACACTCCAATTAAGCTAAAGCTTATTGGACTCCTTTCGGAGCCGACGAACAAGAATCAATAAATCGATTCGAGTTCGGAGATTGCCGCTGCGAACTCGTCAGACCAGAAGTAGTCCGCCAATTGTCCGGCGATAGCTAGCCTCTGGGCCTGCGTCGACCTTTTCGGGTAGACACATTCGAGATTCAGGATACATTCGCCCACTTTGAGCGTCGTATCCACAGCGTCCATCAACGGGTGTACAAGCTTAACCTGCACACGCGAGACTTGGCTTCCTTTCGTTGGCAAACGGACCGACATGGACAGATGAGGCCGCGAATCAAACACGGACTCATCTTTGTACCAATGAGCGACACCGTTAGCATCGATTGAGGAAGGGACATACGTGACAGTAGCAGCAGGCACAGGGGCCGTGCCACCAAAGTCAGCGTTGATTGTTACAGGCGCGAAAGCGCTCATGATTACTCCTACTTGGAAACAAGTTGAGTGAAAAGAGCAACTGCGGACGCAACATGGCCCTTGGATATCGGGTTCTTAAACTGCGGGATAGGCAAGGCTGGCAACGTCAGAACATGACGTTGACAACTAATGTTCTCCCTCTCAGTGTACGAACTCAAATAGTTCCATTGCAGGAAACCGTGCGTTGCCCGTCCAGAAATACCCATCAAATCCCACGATGGATACTCGCTGGGCGTTGCCCCATCTGTCTGCCAGAGCTGATCTAGCCGTTCATACCATTCATGGATATAAACGGTTCGGTACGACTCTTTAATGACAAGTCCGTCAAGTGAGGATAGACTCGATAGCCAATCGCCGATCGGTAAAAACCAATCGACGACGAAGCTGAACGGGACTAGCTCCCACGCGACGTTCGTTGGGTTAGTGAAGCCCAACTGGGCTGCTTGGCGAGACAGTTCGAAAGGTACAGTAAAGGTGGAGCCATATTTGACTCTTATCTTCACTCGCCTCAAGACTGTCGCGTGACTGTTGCCGGAGTAAGGTAATGTTTCCACCTTCCTCCACATACCAGTCGCGTGGCCATTGGATTTAACCGGTGCCATGCGGGAAATATACTCCGCAAGATGCTCAGCAGCGCCCTTTAAGTCGCTGACGAGAGGTTTAATCCCATACTTCCAAGCAAGGTAGTCGTTCGCAACTTCTTTCTTTGAGGTTGGGAACAAGATAGCGCACGCAGCAACTAAGTTACCCTTCTTTATATGAAGGACAGACTTAGCGATACGTTTCGCGATGTTAGCAATCATATTAACTGCCTGCATCCCTTGTGAAAGTTCGGTAAACAAGTCAACTTTCTGGTTCTTAAGCCTGGCGTAGTGCCTCTTGAGTGCAATAGCGCTCAGTTGGTCTATCTCCTTGGCCCAGTAAGCAGTTAGTGCAGCCTGACTTATCTCCGTTTCGACGCCCATTCCTATGCCCGGGTCAGTTGTATAACCCATGCTCAACCAAGGGAGATAATTAAAATTACCTCCCCCATTGATGGATGCAGCGACGAGAGGATTCGTAGCACCGTAGCTTGTGAGCGTCGCGTTAGTAACACTAAACGCGCCATTCATTTGGCCAATGGTGTACGCTTGTTGGGTGTAAAAATCCAGATCGTTTACCAGAGCATTTATGGCTTTCTTGGGATTATGTCTCGTCCAAGCCCTATTACTAGGGCGAAGACGATCCACCATCTCAGGTATCCACACATACTTAGGCAGCGTAGTTCCTGGACTAGTTCCAACGTGACGAAGTACCTTCTTCCCACTGGGTAGGTTTTTTACGACCCATCCGGGAGGAATTGATTTCGGTACTTTGTTATTCCTCAAGGGCTTCGTTCTGCGCCAATCCGCCGTTCGTTTGAGAAAATCCTTTCGGAACTTCTCATCCTTAAACTCTTCTGGTGTACAAGTAGGTTTCTTGTTCCACCATTCGAGATTGGGTGGCCGGCAAACAGTTTGAAGTTTCTTTCCAGTAACATTTAACGAGTTGCGATCAGTGCTTTGCCGATAATGGACACAAGGTATCATCGGGTAGCCTTGCAGAAAACTGACCGGTGGGGTCGTAGGTATACCAGAAGGTGTATCAGCATACCCAGTCGCGTTCAGGTAGTAAGCATACAGACTGCTCGACGTATCTTGTATCGTATTCGGCATCACACTTCTCCACTCGTGTTGTTAAGAAAGGCTTGTCGAGTCACTAATCCGGCAAGCAAGAGGCCGAAAGACCTCCCCGGGGTTGTAACCGATTAAAACTCACAGTCACTTGGGTTTGCGAAGACGGTATTATGCCATCTCCGCAGATCCTCGATCGTCTTGAGCTTCGTCGGGATAAAAGGCTCTCCCGTCACTATAGAAAACTCGGTCATTGTCTCGGCATGATACCGACACATACTACCGTCGTCCCTATACTGCACAGGAAGGTCTCGTACCTTTACTCCGGTTGACAATACTTTGTCCAAACCTGGAAAAGGATGGCAGGCCGCGATCAAGTACTCTGTAATCTCCGCAACGCGGAGATCCAGTATTACTTTTTCGCGTCGTAGCCTAGCCATCGTGTTGATAGCTGATAAGTCACGAGAAAGAAGCTTACCGATGGAGTGTTTAGTTCCAACGGGGACTGATTTGCCGCGACTTACTTTGCTGTTCTTCACGATGGTTCCTTTAAGGGTTTGGA